GAAGAGATGAGTTTTATAGTATCAGTATATGTTTTACAATCGGAGTATGTGGAGGTATCTTGAGGATCTTGAGAAAAACTCACTAAGGGGGTAAGTATTAGGTATAGTATTATTAGTTGTTTCATATTTAATCTATCCATTTTATGGGTTGGTAAACAGAAGTAGAACATCCTTCAAATAATACCTCAATAGGTTTTTCTAATTTAATGTTTCCTTCTAAAGCATTAGTGTGTTTGTTTCGCTTTTCAAACGTTGTTTCCTGGAATACTTTCTTTGAGTGTTCAGAGGATACAATGTTGAGATCCATTCTATTTAATCCTTCAATCCAGTCTCCAGCACATATGTTACTCTCAATACCTGCTGTGAATCCAATATTATATTTTCCTATTGGTTGGAATTCAGAAGGAATAGTTATCTGAGCCCATATATCAGGTTGTTTGGGGAGTTGGTTATTTGGTAAAATGTATTCCTCTAAAAATTTCCATTCAGGATTATCATCTATGTATCCCCAATTACAATTTCCCCACCTTTGAGGTAATATTCTTATATTATATTTGTTTAAATCAATAAGAGCTTTTACTATATCCCTACTTCTTTGTGAGTATCCACTATACACATCTATAGGACAACTTATTACAAATAACGGTTTATTCATATTTTTATTTTTTTAATATTGTAAATGGTGGTTAACAATTCTATCTTCAACTTCATTAACATTTATTAATTCATAACGTTCACGTGGTTTCCAAGTTTTAAATAATTCATCAAAGGCTTCAATAACCCTTTCTCCTTGTTTATCCCCAGTAAATCCTGCTTCGTTTACAGCCCATTCTCTACCTTTTAAACCCCTAGATTTACGTTCTTCTTTAGATAATGAATAAACAGCCATAATTTGCTTAGCTGCATCTTCAGGATTACATCTATCATCCCAAATATATGGTGTTTGGGGAGAACCTTGTATTGAAATATTAGTAGGGAATACTGGAAATGCCCACTCACCATGTTTTTTATATTTACCTTTATGGTTAGATGGAATTTCTGGGGATGGAGTAAACCAATTTCCATTTTCATCTTCAAATCCCATTTGATCTTGCATTCCTCCAGTTACGTTAGCAATAATAGGATTACCAACTAAAATAGCTTCTGTTAGACTTAATCCCCACCCTTCATTTGATGTTAACAAGATTTGACAATCCGTACTATTATATAACAAATTCATTTCTACTGTAGAGAGTACTTTATTTGTGTAAGCAACATTATATTGTTCTCCATTTAATAAAAGTTCTTGTATGGCTGGTAAATCGGTTCCATGATCACTAACTAATTCTGTATGAAGTACCAGTACACACTTTTTGGCCTGTTCAATAGGTAGTTGATCTATGAAGTATTTATATGCTAACATAGTATCTGGAATCTGTTTACGACGAATATTTCTTGAATTGAAGAAAATAGCAAATTCATATTCCTTACCATTAAAATAATATTTTTTGAATTCTTGAAGATCATTCCATTGTTCACTATCTTTAGTAATAGGGAAAAATAGTTTATCATTTAGTCCATGAGGGACATATTTTAATAATTTAGGGGTTGGTTTATTTTTCTTATTTTTCATTTTCTTCTATATAATTTTTTTCATCCAAATCTATATAAGGAACATCCCCATGTTCTAAAACTAATTTATGGATATTATGAGTTTGTTTGGAAATTCCTAACAACATATCGCAACTTTCATAGTAGGGAAGATTATAAAGGGGAGCAGGATAATTATCCCAAATTGAAAGATATGTAATAGGAATATTTTTACGAATTTCATTCTCAATGGAAAATAACCAAATAAAATAACGGGGATCAGTGATCAACATAATCGCATCTGGTTTTTCTATCTTAATTATCTGACGTAACATATCAACTCCACCATATTCATTTGCTGGGTATAAAATAACTGATGAGTCTGTTATTCCTGCACTTTGGTTTGTTGATTCAGATAAATCTAATCTTTTTCCTATTTCTGGATGTTGGATTGAACCTGCAATATTAACCCAATTAAAATGATGGGCTGTATGGATTACAATTTCTTTACCAACAGTCCCAACCCCACTATGAGCCCGAATATCATCACATATTAATAATATTTTTTTCCTCTTATCAGGAGGAATATAACTAAATTTATTTTTCATAGACATATTTTTATATAATATAAATTAAATTTTTCTACCATCCAAATCTTCCTATAAGAAAGAAATGCTATTTTTTAAAAAAATTCAATACATAAATTATTTATTCTTCTAATTGAGTATTAATATGAGAATGTAATCTTCTTCGGTAATCTTCATCTGTTAGATAAAGATGAATAGATCTTTCTGTTAATTTTTGTAGAGAAAATTTGTAGCGAACAGTAGCTACTTTGAATTCTTCAAATAACTCACTCTGTACTTTTACAGAGGTTAATGTCATATCCTTTTTATTTGTCATATTCTTTATTTATGATTGATTATATATAAATATATAAAATTTTTTTAAGATATACCATTTGGGCAAAGATCTTTTCGATTAGCAAAAACACAAAATCTACAATTTTCTTTGGAAGGAGAGGGTTCAAATTTATTTTCCTTGAACGAACCATCCCAATTAAATACTTCTTCTATAAATGAATTAATTGCTTTTGTTGCTTTATTCATTTTAATTTTACCACTTGGTGGGATGTATTCTTGGATTCTAGAAATTGGATATGGTGAATCTTCCCATATTTTTCTTTTAACAATAAAGAATTCTATTTCAATATCATCTTCAGGAACCCCAAATTGCAAACTATAGAATTTTTTATACCATATTAATTGGAATTGTTTTATTTCATCATTTTTCTTCTTCCCATCCCATCCATTAACTGAGGTTTTTATATCTATAATTCTAAATTTATTAGTTGGTTCATGATATAAAACCATATCTAAATAACCTTTATATAAAACATTTTTATATTTAGGGTTTGGGGTTAATAAAATGGGTATTTCACAACCTACTAAATACCAACCTCTTTTTCCAAAATAAATGTTACGTTTCTTTTTTATAAAATTCAAAATGGATAAACCATCCTCGAAAAATTCTTTTAATTCGGCTGAGTCAGTAAAATGGGTTTTGTTGTTTTTTTTATAATCAGACTGATAGTTTTCTCTAATGCGTTCCTCAAAATATGATTCTATATCAATTCTATCAGCAGCTGCTCCACTTTCTTCATATATGGTTGTTATATAGTGTTGTAATGTCTCATGAAAAGATGTTCCAAACATTGTATGGATTGAAGGACTATATTTGTAATGACCATCCCTATATTGTAAAGCCCATTTATGAGGACAGGATAAAAACATAGAAACTTGACTATAAGAAATATGTTTTTCCGTAGCGTAATTCATTTCCTTAAGTTGATGCTTTTGGATTTGTTTTACTATTGGGGGTAGTTTTTTAGGTTTTTTCTTCTTTTCCTTTTTCCCAGTAGAAAAAATATGATGTGTTTTTAATAACTCACCCATGTTAAGAACCCACCACCCCTGAATACAGAGAATGAGACTGAGGAATTGTCTCTAATACTTTAATTCTTCTTTCTAAATAAAATAAGGCTTTTTTTAAATCTTGTACAGGTGGGTTATCATCTTTTTTACCACTTCTTCCTATATATTTTAAAGCATTAAATAAATAAGCATCTTTATCTAATCCCCAAGCCTCTGCTACTTTAATAACTTCATATGGATTATCTGCTCCTCCATAATGAGATGGGTGTGAAACCATTTCTTTATTATTCATATATTTTTTATTTCTTTAATTAATTTTTTAATTTCTTTTTCATCAATACCTGATTTAGATAAAATCTGTCCTACTCCCTCTTGCCCTAGAAGATAAATATATTCTTCTGCTTCCCCAAAAGAAATGGTATAATAATTAGCAATATGACACAATATTGTTTCATTTATTTTCTTAGGGGAACCTTTTATATATTTTAACCATACATTATTTTTTGGTATCATATCACAATAAAATTTATATATTTTTTCTTTATCATTCTGAGGTATGAGTTGGGCATAGTTGGCTACATCAATATATGGTTCATACATTGAAATGTAACGATGGATCATAAACGGAGTAAATTGTTTTTTATCTTCCTCCGTAAAAGAAGACCAGGGAGATTTTTTGCCTGTGATTTCTTTTATAAAATCAAATATTATCAATGCCGTATTCTTGTCTTAATTCCTTAGGGAGTGTTTCTAAACAAATCTCATTTGTTTGATGATCAAAAAATACTGGGATTG